ACGTCATGGTAAATTACATATGGACCCATCAATACTTTCATATTAATAGATGTAATAAAATCTTTTAACCATTCGGTTAAATATTTTTCATCCATCGGGGGTTTGACCGCCTCTGCGCGAACAATAAGATGTTTATGTACTAAGAGGCTATCTTTCATTACGTTAGGCCGGTCGGTAAACTATTTTTTCTTCTTCGCGCGTGGCAATTAAAAATTCTTTTCTATTTTTATCACCATTATACGACACATGGACCCATCCACTGTTTGGGTCATTTTCTTTGTAGAACTCTAATATGAGTTGATCAAAATTTATATTGTCTTTAATCCACATTGCTAATTCTTTATTATCTACATTTGCAATTTCTATGTCTGCTGCTTTCCCTTCAGAGTGTTGTGATGTTGGTTTAGAACCAATCGCAATACAAAGTTCCGGCGATCGATACCCAGAAGAAATTATTACTGGAGAATCAAAATGTGACCTTATAGGCTGTAATACATTTAAACACAAGTCTTTTAAATTATTTATTTGATCTGTGGATGGATTGTTAGATATGCCTTTGCGTTCAGCAATCTGAGATTTAATTAATTCGTTTAATTCAAAGTTTTCCGATAGTTTCATCTTTTAAAAAAAGAATTTTTCTAATAAGAACATCGCGACTGTTCCCACTGTCGCTAAGAGAACCCAATAGATCTTGTCTATCTTACCGCCCAATTTCTCAATGTCCTCGTGCATATGTTTGAGATGATTGTTTTTAATAGTACAAATTTCTTTTTTAAGACCAGTGATATGGCCATAAACTGAAATAATGTGCTCTCTTGTTGTTTGCGGATCCATTTTCATAATTACCTTCCTCTTATAAAACTATCTAAAGCATTAGATTGTTGTATTAATTGTGTTGTTTGTGGATTCACACCACCAACTAAATTTTGATTTAAACTATTTGCAACACTTACAACATCGGCACCTAACACAGCTGGAGGTAATTGTCCAGAAGGATTTAATGTAGGTTGAGAGGGTAAATTATTAAAAGGATTTTCTATATCTGGAAAATTTCCTTGTGATAAAGGTATGTTAGATAAAAGTTCTTTTATAGCATTAATAACTTCTTGAGACTGTTGAAATGTATTAGGTAAACCTAATTCATCTGCTCTAAGTTGAAATAAATTTTTAACTTCTCTAGATATATCAAAAGGCCTAAATACACCTTGAGAAATATCTCTAAAAACAACTGATTCACCTCTGTCTGACATTCTTTTAGATATAGAATCTTCACTCATTCCTAATATTTTAGCAGCTTGTATATCTTTATATAGCTCTCTTTTTGTATTAAACGTAGCTCTATTGGCATTTATATATGCATCAACTATTTCTTTAGGACTAACAGGTCCTCCTTTTAATGTTTCTGATGTAAATAATCTCCTAGAATTTCTAATTCCATCTTGATAGTCAGCAATTTTAAAATTAATAGATCTAGCAGGATCTACTTTTACCGCTCGTAATCCAGCAATACCTAATAACTCATTTCCCAATTCATATTGTCTTCCATATTCATCAAATCTTCCTTCATCATCTATTGGTTTAATTGCTAAATTTAATCTTTCTAATTGTTTATAGTTTAAAGGAGCCTGAGATTCTACTAAATGAGCCAATGATTTATATATTTTAGTTCCTGTAGTATCTTCTGGATTCCATATTTCTTTACCATCAATACTTACTCCACCTCTTCCTAATATAGGAGATATATCTTGTAGTGCAGTTGTCCAAATTGATTCAGTAATAAAAGGAGCCCCAATTTCTTTAGTTGATTCAATTAACCCTAAAATAAAATTACTCATTATTCCTTCTTTATCAGTATCTCCAGATTGAACAGAATTAATAACTGTTTGTATAGGTCTAATTAATGTGTCATATGCATTTAAATGACTAAAATCTATTACTTCTAAATTACCATCTTTGTCTTTTAATGGTATTAAAGTAGAATTTTTTGACCATTTAGCAACATATCTTCTAGCAGCTTCTATTTCTTCTCTAGATACATCATAAATAGCTGATGCGGCCTCTACAACAGCTGCTGGAACAGCTGCGGTTGTAATACCCATACCAACTAATCTTTGTAAACCAACACTTCTTAATGGGTTAACTTGTTTACCATTAATAGTTGTAGTATAAAAAAATTCATCTAATCCTCTTTGAATGATGTTCGTACTTGTTCTTAAAATTTCAGCAGGGAAAGATACGAAGTTACCAACAGGTAATTGACGTAATCCTTTTATAAATTCTGACACATAAGCATAATTAGGAATATTATTTTTAACAAGATTAGCTGCTTCTTCTTTTAAAAAGTCATCATTAAATATTCTTACGTTTCCAGCAGCATCTGTAAATTCTTGACCTAATCTTAATCCAGCATTTTTATAAGCTTTTTCTAATCTACTCTTTTCTCCAAACCATGAAAATATTTTCCAAAAGTCATCCTCGGCTGTATAAGCATCTTGAGCAAATTGTTTTACTTTTGATAATCTTTTTATAAGTCCATTAAATCCATTAATAGAATTAATAGTTGATCCAAAATTAACATCCTTTAATAATCTTTGTAAATCTCCCTGTGTTACATTTGAATTAACTACACCTAATCTTAATAATTCTTGATACAATTCATTTCCACCTTTAGTTCTTCCACCAATTTGTAAAGCATTATATGCTTGTTTAACGGCATCTGTATCAGCAAAAGGTATAATACCATTAGCTGCTGCAAAGGCTCCAGCACTTATAAAGTTACGTGCATGTGTAATAGGAGCTAAAACTGTTTTAGCCATTTGAGATGTAGCTTTTGGATATAGAACTAAGTTTTGATAAAGTTGAGAAATAAAACCATCTCCCAATACAGCATTATCTACATTTTCTAAAGCATCAACAACACCATTTAAAGCAAATTTTCCTTCTAACGGATTTAAAATTGGAACTTGTCTACTTTGTCCATCTACTATTCTATATGGTTGAAGTTCTCCTTTTAATGGTTTTAATGTTTTTTTATAATCTAATGTTGGATCTATTTTTTCTAATCCTTCAACACCTCTTACTGATTTCTTTGCTCCAACCATTCTCCAATCAGAAGAAGTTCCACCAAACAATTGCCTAGCTTCTTCAGCACTATCAGCAAAAGTTGGAACTTTACCAACTTCTCTCATTTTATTAGAGTTGTTTAATAGTTCATCAAACATTTCATTACGTCTAACTACAGTTGAAAGTTTATTAGTTCCTTCAATTATAGAAGATAAAGCATTTTTATTTTTACCTAATAAATTATTAATTACTTCTAAATTAGTTCCTGATAGTTCAGATATTTTTTTATTAGTTACTTTAAGAGCTTCATCAGCTAAAGAATTTTTAACAAAGAAATTAGGAAGATTAAAACTAACATCTGATAATTCATTTAATTTAAATCCTTTTGGAAGTTTTGCAGTTTGCCAAACTTCATTAACCATGCTTAATGATTGTTCTGGAGATATATTAACTCCTGATTGTTTAGCAATATCTTGAAATTGTTTTACAGCTTCATTTATTACAACTCTTGATGGTTTATAATTATCAGCAAGTTTAATTGGATTATTTTTAAAAACCTCATAACCAGAGTCCATCCAGCTAATAACTTTTTTACCCATTATATCTTTAAATGTTGTTAATCCTTCATCATCTAATCTTCTTCCCATAGAAGAAAATAATTTTCCCCAATTAGATCTAATGTCATTTATATTTTCAAATATAGAAATTACATCATTTGGATCTGCTTTATATTTATTAATTAATTTATTTTGAAAACTTTCTTGCTTAATTGTATCTATTTTTCCAAAATTAATATCTAATAATTGTTTTCCTGTTTTAGTTCCCGTAGTAGGATCTATTTCATCAATCATACTATAAGAAGGAGACATTGAACCTTTTTCTCCTGAAAATAAAATATCTTTCATTTCTGAAAGTAATTCAGATCTTTCTTTTACTACAGTTTTATCTCCAAATGCTCTTTTAAAAAATGGAAATAAACTATCAATTTTACTGTCAATATCAAAAGCAGCATTTTGAGCTCTGTTTAAGTCTGCAGCAACATTACCTTGCATTTTATTATAAATATCAAATTGTTCTTGAGTCATTCTACCTCTAGCTCTTAAAGGTTGAGATACCCACTTATCTAAAAATTTATTAAGTTCACCATCAATTGCTTTTCCGGTTCCTGTTTGATTTTTTAATTTTTTAATACCAACTCCAGCAGCACCTAATATTCCTGTAAATAAAGAACCCTCTAATCCAAATTTAGCTCTATTTAATAATTCAGTTGCAGCATCATATTCTTCTGTTCTTTCTAATTTAGTTGGTCCTCCTAACCAATCTCCAAAAGTTCCAGCTTCTTCTACATCACCAACTGCTGCAGCTTCAGCAAGTCCTCCAGCTATTGCTCCTGATCCAAATTGAATTGCTTTTCCTGTTTTATTTAATTGATCTGTTTTTTTTAAATTACCAGCAACATCACTAGTTATGTCTAAATATTTATTTGCTTTTTTAGCAATAATAGCTTCTTTAGCTAAATTACTTCCTAACTTAAATGCATATCCTCCTGGTATACCTAAGTTAACAACAAGCTCTGTTATTTTTCCAGCAGTAGTTGCTTCTGCAGCTTCATCAAATGGATTAATATCTGCAAAGAATTTTTCTACACTTTCTGCTGATTTAGTTCCTAATCCTAAATCAATTATACTTGCACCTAATGATGCAAATCCTTCTGGTATTTTAAATACACCAGAAGCAAGACCTGATAAAACAGATCTAGTAGTACTTATTTTATTATTATCTTCAGCTGGAATAGTTTGGGAAGGATCGTTGACTGGATCTTTTATCCCAAGTTGTTTATTAAGTTGGGCATTTAAATCTACCATTTAATATTCCTTTTATTAATCAGTATATAATGGTCTGACGTTTAATTTACCAAATGCGTCTTTTACAACTTCTACCGCTATTCTTGATGTTGTTGTTTTAGTTTTAGGGTCAGTTTTTTCTACTATAAAAATACTACCAATATCATTCTCTGTAATATCAGGAAGACCTTCTTTAACTATTTTAGGGATTTTATTTGGATTATTTGGGTAAGTCATTTGTATACCTCTTGAAACAGCAGCACTACCTGTAAGTCCTGCTTTTTGAGCATCTGATATATTAGCAGCTATATTTTTAGCAGATAATTGGTTTTTAAATACTTCCATACCCATTAATTGTTTTATATTTTCTCTAGATCTCTTGCTTTCAATCTTATCTTTAATATCTAACATTGCAGCTGTTTGTTCTATTTTTTCTCTTCTTCCAGGACCTGCCGCAACTTCTGCTGTCATGAAATCACCCAATACATCAGCGAGTTCTCTTTTCTCTCCTCTTCCAGGTCGTTTTAAGGCTGCTGCGCTTAATCTTCCAAATATATCTCCTATATCTCTTTGTCTAGCTTTATCTCCACCTAACATTCTAATGTAATCATCAAGTGTTATATCTTCTGATTCTGCACCAGTAGTTCCACCAGTAGTTCCATCACTAGTAGTTCCATCACCTTTAGTACCATCTTCTTTTGGTACAATAGGTTCTATTTTTTTTCCAGTATTTGGATCTATTCCTCTATCTGCTAAAAATTTAGTATAACCACCTCTTGGGAAAAATCCTGGTTTCTCACCAACATTTAATTCTTTAATTTTACTTTGTAATGCATCATAACTAGTTGTTGTATTTCCCATTTCATCAACTATTAAATCTGTTTCTTGTCCTATCATAGGATTTTCTTCATAAGCTTTTTTCTCTGCTACATATGCTTCTGGAGTACTAGTAGATTGTAAATACCAATCAGCTAATGAACCTAATCCAATACCTGTTGCAGCTGCTCCTAAAAATGGTGATGCTGCGCTTCCTCCTATTAATGATAATACTGGTGCTGTTACTCTTCCAAGATATGGAACAGATCTAACTTTAGATAATGCAGTTTCAAAAAGTGAAGAACCAGTTGGAGTAGCTTTAGCTTGTTCAGCTAATATAGCTGCCATGTTTGATCTTAAATTAGGGGGTAAATTAGGTGTTGCAAATCCATATCTACCATCTGGCATTTGTTTACCATAAATAGTACCACCACCAATTTGTCCACCTTTGGCATAACCCAATCCTGAAGTAATCCCCGTTCCGCGAGAATCTACACGTCCTCCTCTGAACATAGGTCTTCTTAAAATATTACTCATTATCCAAATAATCCTAATTTAGATCCAATGCTAGCTATACCGCTACCAACTCCTAATGCAGTTGCTAAAGGACTAACTGGAGCTTGTGGTTGTTGATATCCTACTGTTTGAGTAGGGAATGCGCCTGGTTGAATTTGTGCAAGTTGTTGTCCAACTAAACCTAATCTAGTGAAAGGTTCGTAAGCTGATTCTTTTGCTGCAACTTGTGCTGCATCTAAAATTGCTTGTTGTTGAGCTTGTCCTGCTTGACCTATTTGAGTTTGATACTGTCCTAAACCTTGTGCAGCTGTTAATTGTTGATTAGCAGCAGCTTGTGCTTGTTGATAACCTGATTGTAATAATTGAGCTAGTGTCATTGCTCTTTTAGCAGCTGATCCTACATCATATTCAGCAAGCTGTACTCCTTCTCTTCCTCCTCCAAATGCTCCTGATTGAATTGCTTGTTGTCCAATTCCTTGTCTTTGCATAGCTGCTTGTCTGTCATATTCTGCTAAAGTTGTATCAATAACTTCTTGTTGATACGGAGACATATATGCTTGATATGCAGTTGGTCCAAGTAAACTTCCTAATCCACCGGCCGCGGTTCTTGCTTGTTGTTGCAATGCTGACTCAGCCGCGATCTGCGGAGCGTAAGCCGCTGTATTAATTGTTGTACCAATTAAAGGTTCTAATTTTTTAGTAAATGCTGTTAAAGCACCTTCTAATATTGGTGAGGGTAATGTTTGCGTTATCGAGGTTGGATCTGCCATTATGCTAATCTTCCTTCAAGTTGGTTCATTAATTGATACATTCTTTGTGCTCCTTTATTAACACTTCCTCCACCTGCTGCTCTAACTGCATCTGCAGTCATAACAAATTCATTTTTAGATAATCTTGCTGGAACATCATCTGCTCTTTCTTTTGATCCAACAGGAATAAATCCACCCATTCTATAATCCATTTCCATAGGAACTCCACCAATTTTTAATCCCATTAATCCACCTTTTTTCTTTTTATTATATTCTCTATAAAGATCTGACTCAACTTCTTTAATTTTATCCATATCTTGAGCTGCTTTTGCTTCTTCTAATAATTGAAGTAATTGTTTATATCTGTTACCAGAATAACCACCTGGAATTTCTACTAATCCTCTTCTTATATCCATAATACCACCATCCATAGCACCAACTCTTCCACCATTTCTTAAACCCAGTTGTGCTAATGTAGCATTAATTTCATCCTCAGCAAATCCTGCTCTACCCATAGAAGCAAGAATTGCATTTCTTCTACCTAAATTAAAATCAGCCAACTGTTGACCAGTAAAATTTTGAAAATCAGCATATTGTCTTTCATAATCTTCTTTTGCTTTTTGAGCTGCATCAATTGCTTTTACACCATATTCAACACTACTTGGAAGTGCAACCGCTTTAGCTGTTTGCATTAATCCTTGTGGATTCACTAAACCTGTTAAAATATCTGAATTAGCAGCTTGAGTTGCTAGTTGACCTATTTGTTGAGTAAGAGTTTGTTGAGCAGCAGGCATTATATTAGAACCTATTTTAGCCATTTCAATTGATTCTTTTACACCTTGTGTTGTTATAGGATTTAAATAATCTCCTAAAGAACCTAATCCAGATTGAATTACATCTGGAGCAACTGCAAGAGCTCCTGTTCTTAAAATATCTTTAAACCCAGCGTTTGAATCAGTCAATCCTTTAACTGCACCTGAAATTAAAGCTTTTTGCAACATCGGATTTGATATTCCATATTGAGAAAGTAAACCAGCAGTTCCTTGAAGACCTGGTATTAATAAAGCCGCATAAGGTAATATTGGTTTTATTTCATTAGGTATTATTTTACTAATAGTTTTAGTAATTGATTTTATTGCTTTACCCATTTAACCAACTCTCTTTCGTGAATCTTGTTTGTGTTCTTATAATTTTATTATCAACAACTCTTAACCAGTTGATTGGTTTGTTGATTCCTAGTGTTTTTGTAAAATATTGTTTAGTCCAACTCATAATTTTATTTAGATTTTTAACACAAATAGTGTCAATATGCCACAGTTGATTACCGCTATTCCAGTCTTGATCTTCAAGAATACCTGTATTTCTAAAGTCTTTTTCAACTTCTTTACTTAAAAAAGCCCAGTTAGTAAAACCTATCACAGTATCTCCATCTTTGTGTATTTTATATTGCTCCAATTTAAAAGAAGGAAGTATGTGATAGTATATGTCTTCTCTTGTGTACTTATTATACTTATCAAACTTCTTATAGAGAGATATGATAGTTTGCATATCTTCTAAAGTTTTCTTATTAAATATGAAGTTCATTGCAAGTTGGCTATTCTTGAATTAAGCCTGAACCTAGTAATTTACTAGGTTTTATACTCCTAGTCAATATATTAACCTAAATTAACACTTGCTCCAAGTGGTATACTTACTACTTTTACATGCACACTTCTTGAAATATGCTCTGCTTTAGTGCTTGTATTAGGGTTTTGAACATCTGATAAAGCTTCTGCATCAGATGAATATTCTTGACCTGTTTCTAAATTTTTAAGAGTTATTTCTACTCTTGGTCTATAAATAGCTATTTGTCTTCCATCAACAACTTCGTATTTAATAGATTCTTCTTGTTCTACAAATGGCATTATCTATCCTCTCTGTTCATTTCTAAAATTGATACTATAGCACTTATACCAGTTGTATTAGAAGATGCAATCTTTAGAACATCTCCTTCTTCTAATACTATTGGACCAGCAGCTAAATTACATATTGTAGGTCCAGAAATAGATGCATAAGCTATTTGATAATCTGTTGATGCTGATGAATCAGTTACTGATACTATAACTATCTTTGAACCTGATTCATTTGTTAATTGAATATTTTGTACAATAGATCTTGAGTTAGAAGGAACAGTATATACAGATACTGCTGCAGTTCCTGAAGGATCGTAAAATGAATTTCTATAAATATTTGCCATTATGTTAAATCATACCATTTAATTAATCCAGATACATCACCATTTGCTGATCCTGCTCTAACTGCTAAAGTTAAAGTATCAGAAGTTCCACCAATAGTTTGACCCAATTGATAAGCAAAAGCAAATCCACCATCTCCTATTGTACTTGGTGCAGTTTTTCCACCCATATAACCACCTGTAACTCTAGTGCCAGTTGATGTTAAATCAACAGTTGTTAAATCATATTCAATATTATCGTCAAAAGATGTATAACTAAAAGCAGATGATGGAGTTGAATTAAAAAATAAACCCCATTCAAAATCGTTATTAGATATATTTAAAACATCAGCTCCTGCTGGAACAATTACAGCATAAGGTCTAGAAGATTTAATTTTAATAGTTGCAATATTATAATAAGTATTAGCTGTTGTTAAATTTACACCAGTATTAATTTGAGAAGTTCCAATCATTTTCTGTAATCCTTCTGGTGAATAACCACCTTCAGAAATACAAGAAGAACATATTTGTTGTAATGTATAAGTACCTGCAGTTAGAGTTCCAGATCTTTCTATTTCATATCTTATTGGTAAGTTAGCTGTTTGCATATAAACAGTTGTTAAACTATTTGCATTATAGAAAGTATGTGCTGTAATTAATTGACCATTAATAACAAATCCAACTCTAACAGAACCTACTCCTAACCATTCAATATCTATAAATAATATATTTGATTTATCCGGATATAATGTAAATCCACTTGGCCCAGTCCCGTTTAATTTATCTCCATTCCAATCAGCTTGATTAATTTCAGTATCAACCGCTGCACCTGATGTATAAGTTCTTCTTACTATTTTATAAGTAGTACCATCTACTAAAAAGAATATTCCATTATTAGCATCAAATAAACCAACACTTTGTTTTAAATTTGTAATTGGAGTATTCATTACAAATGTATTAAATATCAATAATGATTTACCAGGTTGATAAGACATAACTCTTTTAGATTGCCTTATTGTTTTAGATCCTGATGCTTCTGTTACATTTAAATTAACAGTAGATTTATTAGCAGTATAAGTAACTGTTCCACCATTTGCAGTAGACTCATCAAATAAACTATTCTTTGACATAATACTTTTACTATCAAAGATAGTAAGAGGGTTTGATACTCTTAATCTTCCAAAAGCATCTACATTATTTCCACCAATACTTACTGGTTGAGTAGTTATATTTACATTATCGCAAGACATTAACACTTACCTCCACTTGACATAAACCAAGTAAATCTTTCTGTATCTTCTTTTAAATCTTTTAAATAAGTAGAGTTTAATTGTTCTACAATAATACGAAGAGCTCTATTAATCTGTCTTTGATTATCTACTTCATATTCTGATTTTGGTTCAGGAACCCTTACATTAATCTTAGCCATTATCTTCTACCATCTGGTTGTATATCAACTTGGAATGTTCCAAATCTCCAATTTTCTCCTGAATTAACATTCTCTATTCTAATATTTGCATATCTTCCCCTTGCTCTAGTACTTACAAATTCTGTAGAAGAAGTAATTGTAAATGGACTATAAGTAGAACTAGTAGCAGTTTCAGAAGGCCAATCTGTTACAGAAACAGAAATTTGATTACTTCCTGTTAATACTTTAAAGTTAGGTAAGAATCTTCTCATAGATAAAAAAGTTTCACTTTGATCTTTTTGTAAAGAAAAATCAAATGATTGAATAAATGAAGTTAATGTCGTTGTAGAACCATCAGGATTAATTTGATCAGTTCCTGTTTCTTGTTCAAATAAAACAGTTTGTCCTAATCCTGTTTCACCAATTATCGTTGGAAAAGTTCCTGTTTCAGTACTATTATGTTTTGTTGCATAAGGTCTAGGATATATTAATGCATCAATCCAACTAGTTCTGGTAGAAGTAGAACTTGTATTAGTATACCAAGTACCAAGAGCAAGTTGTCTATTTGCATCTGTATAATTATAAACTACGGATCTATTAACAAACGAAGATCCTTGTGTTGGATACCACCAAGTAACTTCTGTATATAAATTATTTAATCCAGCATTAATTTGTTGTCCTTTAGTAGTGTCAATATCATTGAATACATAATCAATAACAGAACATGGTAATGTTTTAACAGTTCCATCAAATGCAAAGAATCCACTATTGCTCATCCAATAAGCTATACCATCAATTTCTACAGCAGCATTTTTACCAATTAATCCGCAATTTGTTCCTACTTGTTCAAATCCAAATGTAAAAGGAGCTCCTACAAATTTCATTGTATATAAAGCGTTGTCTGTCCAAACTAAAATAGTTTCTTTCGCGTTCAGCGCTCCGACAATCTTTGTACCGTCTTGAAGTCTAAATGAACCTGCTGTGTTAGTTGCGGTAATATCATATTCGTTAATACCTTCCACAGTTGAAAAACGAATAAACATATTATCTTGTGTATCTTCATCATTAAGAGTTGTACAAGTTCCAAAGTGAATTAAATGTCTAGTTGTTGGTGAAATTAAAGTTAATCTAGATGCAACTGGGTTATTTGTTGTTTCAAATCCAGCAGTTGTTTGCGAAGCTCTAGTTGTTAATCTTGCTGTAATACTAGAATCCCAAGTATAAGTTTTACTATTTGCAATAGTTGCAACTAATACATCTCCATAATTATCTAAAGACCAAAGTCCTGGTTCTAATGTAGTAGAAGAAGCTAATACTGCTGTTCCCCATCCTGTATAACTAGTTGCATTTGTAACAGTTGATCCATCCGCATGAGTAACATCAGATGTTCCAAATTGACCTCTACTAATTCCTGAAATTGTATCTGTTCCTGTATTATTAGATGAATAAGTCATTAATTCATTTCCAATAAGTAATGTTCCAGATGCCGGAAACGCAGATGAATCTGTAAGTATAACTGAAGTTGCTCCAGCATTAAATGATCCACCATTATTAATTGTTGTAACTGATGCTCCTGAAACTGTTCCTCCAAATTGACCTACACCAAATCCATATCCATAAGTTTGTAAAGCAGGACCTACATAAGCATAAGGCTTAACAGTCATACTTCCACCTGTTGCAACAACAGCGGTTGCTTGATTTAATGAATTAATAGTAAATGTTGTTGGAGTTGGAACTGTTAATACTTGAAATAATTTATCTTCAAAATCAGAAGCACTTAAACCAGTACCTGCTGGTAAAGTAACAGCATCTAATACAATCATATCTCCAGCAATTAAACCATGATTGCTTGTAGTCGTAATAGTACATTGTTTATTAACAGTACTATCTGTTGCTAAAGTAGAAGATGTAAAAGTAACAATAACTCCTGCTGAATCTGTTCTAAATGGAGTTATATCAAAAAGTTGTCCTTCAAAATATATAAGTAAAAATTTATCAGTTCCTAAAGCAACATATCTATTGCCTGATTGATCTACGAAAGGAAGCATCTTTCTACAAACACCAACAATAGTTTCATTTAATAAAGATGCCCAGCCACCTACTTTTTCAGGAAGCCCATATCTAAATCTTGTGTTATCTGAATCTACCCAACGACCAAATGCACCTACACTTGTGTCTTGTTTATCAATTCCTGGAGCGAATTTAATTTCTGAAAGAGCCATGGATTAGCTCCTATGCTGTGTTAGTCTTATAAGTCCAACCTTGAGTAGTATTTACATAGACTAATGTAATGGCTTGTCTGTTTGTATTTAGAGTTAAAGCAGAAGCCGCACCTAAAATATTAAGACCATTATTACCTACTACACAATTGTTTGAAGCAAAGAAATTATAACCATCAATGATTGTTACTTCATCCCCTACAGTTGCAGAAGATGGTAAGGTTACTGTAACTGGATTTGTTCTTGTATCTACAATGATTTGATCTCCAGCAACAGCTACATAAGGTGAATTAGAATCACTAATAGAGTTATATCCTTTTTGCATCATACCAATAGATGTTAAAGTATTTGCTCCATCGGATACTAATAGCAAAGTAGACTTCACTGGAACTTTAGTTGCTGTAGCTTGTCCTGTAGTTAATATACCAATTGTATAATTAGAAGTTGTTCTAGTTGTTGCATCTTGTATGATAAATACTCTATTTGCATTACCACCTGTTGTTGATGCTGGCATTGTAACTGTACAGTTACCAGTTAAAGTTCCTGTAAGTTTAATATAGAATTTTTTACCATTTGCAGAATCAGAACCATCCGCTAAACTTAAATTAGTATTACCTGTTGTAAGGGATAAAGTTGTATATCCTGATGATGCTGCTTGTAAAATTTGTAAGTTAGTATTTGTAATTGTTCCCCATAGACCCGCTTTTTCTCCGGTTGCTACAAGTTCTAATGATAGGTCTGTAGAATATGTTGATGCCATAATTTAATAAGGTACTATTGGTGTCCATACCATATTTGCTCCTGGTATGATTTGATTCCACACAATAACGTTTGTTCCTCCTCCGCCGTTACTATTTAATGCTAATTCATTTCCATTAACACTTACACTTGCTGTTCCTGATATTGTAACTGTTCCGGAGTTAATAGTCAATTGATTTCCAGTAACCGTAATACCCGCGGTTCCCGAAACGCTGACATTTCCAGTAGCCATTATTAATGGCGATCCTGTTACATCGGTTTGACCTGTACCTGAAATAGTAACAGTTCCAATACCTAAATATAGTGGATCGGCTCCTGATGTTTGAACAATAGAAGTAGTTGAAATACCAACAGGTCCTATTGTTAAAATTAAGTTATTACCAGATGTAATAATACTTACACTGTTATCATCTCCAACAGTGGAAAAGGGAAACCTAGCGAATGTATCAAATCCTAAAAGCATAAATTATAACGGAGAGGGATGGTATGTGGAGGTCCCTCTCCGTGATAATTATATCAGCCTTTAAACCAAGATGGAAGTCCTAAATGTTTTCTTTTATCAAAGATATTGTCTTTTGCGCCTTTAGTAGATGCATTATTATAGTGTAAAAACACCTGTCCACAGTCTTGACCTTCAAACTTTTCTCTCCAGTGTTCTAATAAATTACCTCTATAAACTAACATATCTCCAGGTTTTAAATCTACTTTAATACCTTTGGTATTGTCTGATATATAACCTTTACCTTCCACTACTCCACCTTTCTTGGGATCCTTTTCTATAAATATAGGCCATTTGTCCCCACCTAAATTAAGAGTAGTAGAAATTTCACATGAGAATCTATCTTTGTGGCGATGTAATACATCTCCTTTTTTATAAATTCTAGCATAAGAATAAGTTGGAATTAATTTTAATCCTGTATGTTTTTCCATAACAGGTTGAACAGCTAGTAATAAAGTTTCCATAGCAATGTCCGCATAATGAGAATAAGTATTTGGAACTTGATCATCATTCCATACACCAAATTCAGTTGTGAATGGAGAAATGTATCTTGCATCAAACATAGTTCTTGCAACTTGTCTTTTCATTAAAAAATAATTGTAGACAAAATTTGCAATACTTGGATCAATTGCTTTTTCAATTACTGTAAATCTATCTTTTTTAAAATTATATTTAGTCATTATATATTTACCTTTGCCATTTCTTTTGGAACTGCTTGTATATTAAAATGAATAAATCTAAATGGTTCTTTACCATGATCTACTGCATACTCATGTTCCATATATCCTGGAAAGAATATAAGCGTTCCTGGTTTAACTTTAAAGTGTACAAGTTCTGTACCATGAGTAATTGCATTACCGTTCTTTAATTTTAATTTAGTACAACGAGCCCCTGTTCGCGGTTCGTGGAATATTGGATAAGAAGTATTTTCACTTGCTTTAAGAAAATAAAATCCACCGACATGTTGATTCCAATGAATATGTGCTGAGTGATGTCCACCTCCATTTTTTGCAAATTCTTGTACCCAGCTTTCAGAAAAGAAAGTTGTATATTGTTGCATATCAAATCCTTGCCAATCTAAAAACTCCCAAGCTTTTTGACCTACATAATTATGAAAATCTCTAAACTTAGTATCAGCAGTTAATGGTGTTGAATGGTAAGATGTACCGAAATCATTGTTCTTTTTAATATCAGCTTTTCTTAATTCTCTTGCTTCTTTAATATATTTGTCAGTTGCTTTAGTAAGCGACTTTACAAATTCTGGTTTTTCTTCAAACCAAATTGGTGTTTTAAAGTACTCATTTATAAACATATTAATTTACATCCTTTCTATATTTGTTTAAGTATTTTAACATTTCTTCAAGGCGATTTTCTACAACACTTAATTTAGTATTGCAAGATGCACATAGTAATCCTCTTACTTTATTTGTTTTGTGATCATGATCTACATGCAAATTTCTTTTAAATTTATCCTTATGTCTATTACAAATATCACAACAATAATTTTGTTGTTTTAATTTTTCATTATATTCTTCAATTGTTATATTATAATTTATTTTTAAATTACTTTTTTTACGAAGTAGTAAATACTTATCTTTTCCATATTTTTTACAATATTCTTTAACTATATTAGGATTTTTTATCCTGTATTCTTTTGATTTTTTTAAAATATCTTTTTTATTTTTTATATAATAATTTCTAAAATATTCTTTTTGTTTTTCTGTTGTTTTCATATTATTTAAAAGGATATCCTAAGTTCCATATAACTAAGGAATATCGCGTTCCTCTTGTAACTGGTTGAACTCTATGCCAGACAAAACTTGGAAATACAACTATAGAGCCTTTAGGAAGTATTTCTTTTACAGTCAACACATGCTTATCTTCATCACGCATATGTGGATCATAATTTCTACAATCAAATTGTAACTCACCACCAGTATATTCTGAACCATCTGTTAACTGACAAGTCACTGATAATTTTCTAATTTTACCATGACTGTTTGGATCATCTGGTTTATCATAAGGTTTATCCCAGGAGTCTGCGTGCCAGTCATAATATTGATTTAATTTATATTTTGTAAATTGACATGATTCAGAAAAATTCCAATCAAAATTCCAACCAGCTTTTTTATTTGCTTCATGAATATAAGGATGTATTTCTTTATAAATCCAAGTATCATTTAACCAAACAATATTAGAATTTCTTTTCTTTTT